CCAGGTATCACACCTGCATAATATTTTACATAATCCCAACTAATCCTCTTGGCCTGACTAAAAGTAGGCGCAACCAAAGCAACTCTCGGTCTTGGTAAAGGACAAGTCAACGCATGCTTTATCATGTGATTGACTGCAAACACAGTTTTGCCAAACCTTCTGTGCATTACAAGCACATTCCAACGCTTTAAATCTCTGTGCATCTCTGCTTGTAGCACTCTTGGCTTATACGGAATCTTTATTTGCGCCATCTGTTTCCCATACTACTCTTAATGTTCCATCACTAATCTCAACACCAGTCCTTGATTTGCCTTCACCAAACTTCTCTGGCAATACTTTCTGCACTTTCCATCTGACATGTGTTGCATAATCTCTTAATAAATTAGGATCGTATATCTTTCTCTTGTGCAAAGTATCTAAAAACATGCTTTCTAACTCCTCTAAGGCTTTCTCAGCAGCTTGTTTCTGTGCAGTACGCACAGTATCGTTCAACTCCTCATCTTTGGCCATGTGGCGATAAAAGGTGGCTCTGCTTACTTTCTCATCTTTACAGGCTTGATACAGACTATGTCCGTCTGTAATCTTTGCTAGTATCTTGTTCTTCTTGTATTTACTGATTGGCATTGTGTGTTTCTATGGTGTATCTATGTTGACATATGTAGAGCCGACAGCAAAGGGGATGCCTAGCCTTTTTTTTACTCCCCCCATGCTACAACAAGCTATATATTTTTTATGTTTTGTGTTGCTATTCATTTTTTTTCTATACTATGCTGTGTAAAACTGTCTCACAATATAAGCATGAGAGGTGAAAAAACACAAGCAATATCTAAGCACCTAGAAACCAAACAAATAAAAATAAATTGCTAATATAAAATTATATACTTGACATATTGTAAAGCATAGTTATATTCTATGTATAACTTAACAATTGGAGTTTATTTATGAAAGAATCTAAAATTAAATTTGTATGGAATGACAATTATAATATGAATTGTGATATTAAAGAGCTTGAGAAATTAGGCTTTGTTAATACAACATATAATAATGACCTTGCTCCATCTTACACAAATAAAAAAGGTAATATACAAATCTTCTTTTTTGATCTTGAAGATGAAAGCATAAAAGCAGAAAAGATAGATTATAAATACTCTATATTAAAGTTAGATAAACATGGAGAGTATTTAAAAGATGTAGGCTTAACAAACTCATTTGATGAAATGGTTAGGCTTGTAAAAGATTCACAATAACAACAAGGAGAAATAGAAATGCCACATTTTACACAAGTATATAAATACGAAGAAATACAAAGTTACTTTGATGACTACCTAAAAGAAAATCTAAGTTACTTAAAAGAAAATTATCCAACAACGTATTTAGATGATTTACATCATTACGCATTTAATGAAGATTATTATATTATTGGCACATACAAAGCTAAACAATGGTTAGGCGATCAAGTCTTTGATATAATAAACATAATCAAAAACTATGAACGGGATAATTTTGGTGAAGTTACAACAGACTTTTCAGAACCTGAAAGAGTCGTTAACATGTATGTTTATATTGTTGGGGAACAAATAGTTCAAGACTACATTAATAAACAAGCTGCTTAAGTTAGTCTATAATAGCTGGATTATTTCTAGCTATTCAAGATTTACTTAGTAAATCATAACAACAACAATGGAGTATAAACAATGCAATCTTTAACATTACAACAAGTAAAAGAAAAACTTAAAACATTAGATGACAAGACTTTATCTAACATGCTTAAGCAAAGACAAGACAACACATCAAATTTAACAGAAGCTATTAAAGATGAAATGGCCACTAGGTGTGCAAGAAAGTTTATTTTAAAAGAAGCTGCAAAGTCTGGACTGAACAAAAAGCATTTAGATAATAGATTACAAATTATAATTGGATAGGAGGAGCAGCAATGACTAGACTAGATTTTTATGCTTTATGCAGCACTTATAATATTGATGTAAACATAGCCTTAGAAAATGATAACTTAATAGAATTATTAAAAGCTAAGGCAAGTTATGAAACAATAGAAAAGTTTTTACAGGAGCAATTTTAAAATGAATAGAAAATATTTAAACATGCACATAGACCAGGCAACACCAAAAAAGATGAGTAAAAGAGAAAAGATTATTTTAACTATAGAAAGCATTGCAATTGTAATGCTTTTTATATTTTTTATCTTTTTATTCTTAATATCAGATATTATTGAAAACTATTTTTTAGGCCTGTAGAGATCATAAAACTATATTTAGGCTAGTCAACTACCAAACTAGCCTTTACATAGTCTCACAAGTCTTTAAATCGTCATTAAACAACATACAGGAGAGAGAAAATGAAGTATTATAAATATCAAATAATATCCAAAGCAATCCAAACTATGGTTACATGGTGCTGCAAAAACAAAGACAGAGAAAGTCAAATGATACTTGTTAAGACGCAAGGTATACTTAACAAGTTTTATCAAGAAAATAACGCATAGTATCACATGCTAAGCATAGTATATAAACTATTATAGTATATAAACTAATATATATTTTTATATATAAATATTACTGTAATAGATACTATGCTTAGTATATAAACTATTATAGTATATATGCTGCGTAGCATAGTAGAGAGAGAGTATCATGGAAAGTGAAAATCACCAAGAAAATAATTTTATTGTCTGTGAAAGATGCAAAATAAATTTGGTTAAAACAGAGTTAATGAATGTTTTTCAATGCCCTATGTGTAAAATTGTAATAGAGAAAGAGCAAAAAAAATGGGAGGGAAAACTCCCTCCCATCTTCTCATCTTAACAACATAGAGTTAGATAACAGAATCTTACTCAAGCTATAACTTAGAAGAGAGAGAAACAAAAATCAATCTTTTTTATCTTCTCCACCAAGCGCACCATAACCACAAATATCTGCCCAGCTATCCACATGACCTGGACTCTTCACTAATCGAGAAATTTTAAGAGCAATCAAACAAAGATACACCATGCGAACTGATACCTTTATGCCAAGAATAGCTGACCACATTGTCGCAACTCTTTGGTGATTATCATACGCATCACCATAATCTTTTGCCCTATCTCCATTAATTAAATCTGCTGCTCTTTTTAAATACCAATCTCTTTTCATATCTTATCCCTTACAATAAAAAACCAAGTATCAATATCAACTTCACACACCAAGTCTTTGTTTGAGGAGAAACCAGAATCCAATACATCAAGCCTTAGCACACATTTGATAGGATGATTGTTAAACTTATAAATTAAAACTGGTTGTCTATCTCCAGCATTGTCAACACATTGCTGCCACCAGCTTGGCTTGTAAGTTGTGCCTTTTTGATAAGCCTTACACTCAATTGACCAACCAGGTATTTCAATATCTGCACCACCAACTTGATACTGGTCTAAGTTTCTTTTTGCATCATAGCCAAGCGCATCTTTGATAAGAGAGCAAATCTTTCTCTCAAAACCAGCGCCTTTGTCTCTGCTATTCGCCATACTCAGCTACCCTTATCGCATAAAATAACTCTGCAACAACCTGTGGCACAATACTATTACCGAGTGCCTTTAGCTTTTTCGTTCTGTCTTTTTGGTTTGTGGCAACTCTTGGGATGTCTTTTGGCTCTTCGGAGAAATGTCCAGATAATGCTTCGGATATCCCATCAGCCATGTAACCCATTCTGCATTGAGTTGCCCTGTGTTCTGTTGTTGGTGTACTGCTCTTGGCAAACTCATCCTCTCTCTGTTCTCTTTCCAATTGCTTATGTTGCCTGAATCCTTGTAGTCTCTTGTCGTTGGAGTTGGTAGCATCTTTTTTCTCTCCATATGATTTACTGCATCCCTCAACTTCACTCCCCATTTCTCTCCCTTTTCGTTTTGCCGAAAAAACCTGCCGTTTACATTTTGAACATCCTTTGCAACTCCCCCCTCTACATCTGATGCTGTCGGTGTTGGGAACATTTTTACTGCTTGTGCCAGTCCCTTTTGTAGATTCACTCCCTTTTTCTTCCATTCTTTTTGAGCCTTTTTCCAAGTTTCTATTTTTCTTCCACTCTCGTTCGCTTGTGGAGTGGGCCACAATCCCTCTTTTACTTGTATTGTCTGTGCTAAATTTAAACTGTTGCGTTTCATCTGACTTGGACTCATCTCCTGATCTGCTCTGCCACTTGTTGGTGTTGGAAACATCTCCCAACCACTTTTCATTGACGGACTCATTTGATTGGCTGTTGATGTTGGAGTGTGCAATAATCCATACTCTGTCTCGTCTGTGTGGTGCATTTTTACTTGCAGCTGGAATAACAACCGATTGTACGGAGTAGCCTTCTTTTTCCAAATCAGTTTGCACTTGTTCGAATAAAATCCCTTGGTTGATGTTAATAAGACCGACAACATTTTCTCCAATGATCCATTTCGGTTTACAATCTTGTATAATTCTAAGCATTTCATCCCAGAGCCACCGATCATCTTCTGTTGCTTTTTGTAGTCCAGCTTGGCTGACTGCCTGGCAGGGAAATCCTCCTGCAACGATATCAATTGTTCCAAGTCTAGTTGCATCTATTGTCCTAACATCATCATAAATAGGAACATCTTTCCAATGCTTGCGCAACACTTGTTGACAAAACTCATCCTGTTCACAAAAGGCAACAGTTTCATAGCCACCAACAAGTTTCTCTGCTGCGTAACTGAAGCCACCAATTCCACTAAACAAGTCAAGTAAACGCATGACCATTTCATTTGCCTACCATATTAAGCTGTGCTTGTTTCATAAAGTCATTGGCCTTAACTTCTCCATCAGTAGCTAACTCAATCTTGTTCATAGTCTCTGGTCGAGGAAACCTTTTGCCTTGCAATAATAGAGAGATAGTAGACTCATTCATGCCACACATCTTGGCAAATCTATATTGTGAAATCTTTTTGGTTTTTAAATAATCTTTTAATAACATAATTTTTTTTACCACATGCTTGACATAATGTAAAGAACAATATAATAATATTATTGGAGGTGCTAATGACAATACCAATTTACAGAAGAACTTTTGGAAGTTTGCATGAATCAGCAAGCAACGGAAACCTGCCAGAAGATCAAGCGATACTTAAGCTATATCTTAGAAAAGAGCATAGCATAAACTATCCAGATGCAGCGCCAATGATGCTTGGTCGTATGGTGCAAAAAGGATTAGATCATCATTTAGGTTTGCATGATTATTCACAAGAACAAGGACAACAGGAAGGTCTTGAGATAAACCAGGCTATTAGAGAAGCCTTGACAGAATATCAAGTATACACACCAAGGACTTGGGATAACGGAAAAGACCAGTCAGCCTACGATAGCTTCCAAGACTTCTTGCCAGATATGGTTAAGTGTGCAGCAGAGGGATTGAAGCAATATTTTCAGAATGTCAATGCTATTGAGGGAGAGTTTGCACAAAGATACAATGAGCCATTGATTGATGTACCAATATTATTTTACCAAGATTATTCAGGTGGTGGTAAGCAGATAGACTTGAAGTGTCAAGTGCCAAGAAAAAATCCTACAAAGAAAGATGGCACATTTACTTACTCAGCACCAAAACCTAAGACAGAACCATCTCCTGCATGGATTAGACAACAAGCAGTTTATTGGAAAGCAACAGGACAGAAACCTGCTCTGCTTTGTGTGAGTGCAAAAGATTATCATATCATTGATGAAACGAATTGTGAGCAGCTACAAGATGATTACTTGCAAGTTGCTTATGATGACATGGTGCGTAGCTGGTTAGTGCTGCAAAACAAACTCAAGGATAGTCAAGGCAGTTGGAAACATATTGTTGAAAGAACTAAACTTGATGGAGCAGAAATACTAA